GAGGAAAAAAAGCGTGAAGATAAACAAGTTAAAAAACTTGCTAAAGTAAGAAAAATGGAAAAGAAAGGAAAAACTGAAACTGATAGATATAAAAAACTAAAAGATGAAGTTTACACACCTTTTCCAGAGCCTACTAGTAGAAAAAAAGCTATTCAAGAATTTAAAAAAGGTTATACAGATAGAAAAACTAAAATGACCGGTACTCGGTTTGAAAGAGCTGTAACTCCTCAACAAAATATAGATGAATACAACACGGAAAAAGGTGAATTTTATTTTACTGGTGGAGCACTACAAAAAGGAAGAGTAAAGCTTCTACCTAGTGATGATGCTGATAGACCAATAACAAAAGGTATTAGAAAAAGAAACTTAGGAAAAAACTTTAAATAATGAGTAGAGATTTAAAAGAAAGTGGTAGTGCAGGAAGTAAAGACCGTATGAGGAAAATGGTTAAAAAACGTTATGAGTCAACCGGGCTTCGAGGAAGTGTTATGGATGGATTTGATAGATACGAAAGTACATCATACTCAAAAAAAGGAAAATACAAAGGTGGATTAGACAAACACATAAAGCGAAAATTTGTCGATGATGACGGTATTGAAGGAGGTAGTGGAAAATGGACACCTACAGGAGAAAATACATATACTCAATATAAGCCTTTAAGAAAACCAGTGGAAAGCAAAAATCAATTTGGGGCCACGGTAATTACTTATGGCAAAGGGAAAGAAATTTCTGAAAAAAAATATAACAGAATAAAAAAACGTAAAAACAAAAAGTATAAAAATACAGAATTGTAAATTAATAATAATGGCAAAAGACTTAAAAGAAAGCGGAAGTGCGGGAAGTAAAGAACGCATGAGACGTATGGTAGAAAAAACTAGAGAAACTAGAGACGATGGTCAAACAGTTACTAAAAAAACCATTAAAAAAAGATCTGGAAAAACAGTAGAAAAATACAAGAGTAAAGGCGAAAAAGGTACGTATAAAAGAAAATCAACTAAAAACGCTGATGGTAATGTTGTAAAAAGAAAGAAAACTCACAAAACAGATTATCATAAAGAAAAAGAAAAAGCAAGAGTTAAAAAAGATGGATCTGCTGTAGAAAAAAGTAAAGAAAAATCAAGAGGCACTAGTGAGTTTAGAGGAGGATATAAGATTAAACAAACTGGGTCTAAAGCTGATAAATACGGGAATGTTAGAGGAGAGGTAGAAACAAAAAGACACAAAGTTAATGCTAGAAAAAAAGGACAAAAAAGAAATAAATGAGAAAGCTCACGTCAAGTGATCTTAGAGAATTAAATTTACTTAAACATTATAGAATAATACGCAAGTGGGCTTGCAAAACAAATAACTTAAATGACGCTGATTTAGAATTATTAATATATTTAGAAGCAGTAAATTTATTTACAAAACAAGATTTTAAAACCGGTACGTACTCATACAGCTGGGATAACAGACGCTGGAACAGGTTGTTGAAAAGTGGTTGGATAGTAGTTTGGAGAGAACGAAATAGAACAACACAGAAATACAATATATATAAAGTTTCTACAAAGTGTAAACAGTTAATTAGTCGTATGTACCGAATTATGCTAGGCGAAGAAGATATGCCTAGCAAAAGACTTAAAAGTAATTATATGGACGTTGTTTTAAAAACTTCCATAAACAACGTAAATAAAGATAAAACAAGGTAATGAGTAAATTAGGAAAAGGAAATAGAAAAGCTAGACGTATGAAAAAACTTGCAGCTAAGAAAAATTTAACTAAAAAGCAAAAAGCTAAATTAGATGAATATAACACAAGGCAAGCTGATCTAGATAAATTTAATTCTCCTAAACTAACTAAAGAACAAAAAGGTGCTTTAGATAGTTTTCATGAAACAGGAAGCACAGATCATTATGATTATGATATGGGTGATTATGAAAAATCATATAAATAAAAAAAATGGCACTAAGAAAAAATAACCAAAAAGATTTTGATAAATTTAAAAATACAAGCACTGATGTGTTAGGAAACAAAAAACCTACGGATCCACCAAGTAAAACAATGGCTGGTGAAAGTATGCCTGCGTTAAAAAAAGACAGCAAAGGTAAGCTATATGGAATATATGGAGGAGAAGGTTCTGATTCAGATTGGACAGGATTTTCTGGTATGAATGCTCCTGAAGGATCTTTTGGAGGAAGAGCAAACACGCCAGCTGTTGGCGATACTGTATTTACAGGTAAACTACCAGTTAAAGAAGGTGATTATTTAGGTGGTAGTGATTTTGGTTTAAGCGAAACAGACTTGAGTAAACAAAGAAAAAAAGGTCCAAAATCTTATGAAGTTAAAACATTTAACACACCATACGGTCAACTACTTGAAAAGCGATAATCAATAAAAATAAAAATTATGATTAATAATTCTAAACCAAACAAGATACTTAGCGGCGTGCCTCAAGCAGCACAAGATCCACAAATGAATAGAACGTTTCAGCAGTATCAAGATATATCGGGTGCAGGTACTTTACCAATGAATCCTGTTTACTCTACCACAGCCAAGTTCAACCAGTTAGGTGGAACAACTGAAATAGATCCTTCTACAGGACAACCTATACAAATGAGTTAAAAATAAATATTATGCCAAGTTACGGAGAAAAACAAATGCCTGCGGGTAAAAAGAAAATGTGTAATCACAATTATTACAAAGGAACAGCAGGAGAAAGAAAAATGATGTCAAGAGATAAGAATATTGTTTCTGATCTAGCTATAGATAATATACCCTACAAAGGCAACGTAGTACTACGTGCCAACCAGTAAGATGGAAGATTTAAAATTATACTTGTTAAATGCAGGTGCATTTGGAGTAACTATGATGGATTGGCTTGAACCAATGTTAAAAATAACTTTATTACTTGTGACAATAGGTTATACTGCTCACAAGTGGTGGATTATGAAAAAAGGTAAATGAGACAGATTGATAAAATAATTGTACATTGCTCCGCGACAAGAGAAGGTGAAAATTTTGATGTAGCTGAAATACGTAGATGGCACGTTGAAGGACGTGGCTGGAGCGATATTGGCTACCACTTCTATATCGACCTATATGGAGAAATACACAAAGGTAGAGATATAGCTAAAATGGGAGCTCATACGAAGGGGCACAATCGTAATTCGATTGGTATATGCTATTGCGGAGGCGTTGAAGCAGATGGTAAGACTCCCAAAGATACTAGACTTGATTGTCAAAAAGAAGCATTAATTGCTGTACTTAGAACTTTAAAAGCTATGTACCCAAGTGCTAAAATACATTCACACAAGGATTTTGCTAATAAAGCATGTCCATCATTTGATGCTACTAATGAATATGAAAATATCTGAAGGAACAGAATTTAAAATTGACATAAAAACTGTAATAAGTATAATAGTAGTTACTTCAATGTTTGTTGGCATGTATTACACATTGCAGTCAGATATAGAAGATGCTAAAAAATTACCACCTGCAGTTATAGATCGTATTGAGTATGATCTAAAACAACAATGGCAAACCGAACATATAAGTGATTTAGAAGAAAAAGTAGATGAAATATTGTTTTGGTGTAGAGAGGTAGATGGAAAATTACAAAATAAAAAAGATAAATAAAATGAAATCAAATAAATCAACAGGACTTGGAGATAGTATTGAAAAATTTACAAAAGCTACTGGTATAAAAAAATTAGCTGATAAAATACCTGGTGGTTGCGGTTGCGCTAAAAGAAAAGAAAAATTAAACAATATGTTTCCTTATAATAAAAAGTAATTATGAAAAAAGAAAACTTAACAGAACTTAGAGAAGAACCAGGAAAATCAAACGCATATAAATACGATAATGTATCAAAACAAGATTTTTGTGGACCAGATGAAACATACCCTGTAAATAGTTTAAGAAGAGCAAAGTCTGCTTTAAAGTTAGCGCACAATGCTGAAAATCCTGAAGCTATTAAAAGCTGTGTTTATTCTAAGTATCCAGAGTTGAAAAAAGGTAGTAAATTAAAAAATAGAAAATCATGAGTTATAGACAACCTAAATATATAGCTCCAGCTGATGCTAACATTGCGATTGATAAATTCAATGATAGCATGAAAGCTTTTGCTGATGAAGCTAAATCACAACGTGATGCTGCATTTTGTAGGGATAATCCTGGTGCTTGCGAAGATGATGATAGAGATTCTGATTCAAAAACAAAAACTTCTACATCTGCACCAACTACAAGTGCTAATCCGGCAAAAGCACTTGCACCACCAACAACAACAACAACACCAACGGGAAAACTTCAATTACTCAACAATCCGAAAAGTAATGATATGGAGAAATATATGATAAACCAAGAAGCTCAATTTAGAAAATAATTATGGAAACAATAAAAGAAATAGTAAATCATCCATTATCTAAATCAATAGCGTGTGGTGCAATTGGTTTACTTTTAATAATGCATTCTCACTCACTATATGCTGGTATTGCTTTTGGCATGGGATTAAGAGAATTTTTATACGCTTTTAAATAAAAAGATATGCGAGTAAAAGATAAAGATCCTTTCAAGCCTAGTAGAAAAGAAAAAAGACAAACTAGAAGAAGATTAAAAAATGCTCCACCATTGCCTGAAAAAAATGATCCTTTTTATATAGACAAAGATGGAAATGAGTATAGTAAATCACAATACATGAACACTTTTGGAACTTCTAAATATACTGAAAAAGCTTTAGATGAGCATATGAGTGGAGTATCTAGTAATAAGAAAAAAAGAAGAACTAAAACAAGAAAGTAATGCCAAATAAATGTAAAGATAAAAACGGTAACTATGTTGATTGCGAAACATTAAAAGCTTTACAAAGTAAAAGTTGGAAAACTTCCGATGATGTATCAAGAGGAACTGAAATGAGGGAAATATATAAACCTCAAGAAATTACTAGAAAAGATCCAAGCGTTTATGATAAATTACAAAAAGAAATTGAGTCAGGATTTGCTGAGTCAAAATATGGTTTTACTGGAACAGATTTAAATGAGTATATTAAAGCAAAGAATACTCAAAAAGAATATAGACAAGGTCCTAGTAAAAACAAAAAACAAAATGAAGATCTTGTTAAAATAAATAAAAAAGGTGCTGATATTTCAACTGTTACAGGAATTACTGGTAGAGATATAGAAATTATAAAAGAAGAAAATAAGAAAAAAGAAAATACCAAAAAAGAAGGTGAAGGTAAAAAAATTGAAATAGAATTAGGTAAAAGTAAAACTACCAAACCTAAAGGTAGAAGATCTTTATTTAATAAAAAAACAAAATTTAAACCAAGCAGTAGTAGAAGAAGTTTATACAAATGCCCTAAAAAAGGTTGTGTAGCAAAAGGTGAAAGATCTATAAAGAAATTCAAAAAAAATAGATAATGTCTAAACCTAAAAAAAAATTTAAGGAAACTAAAGTTGGAATATTTTTAAAAGAAAAAGCTCCTAAAATATTAGACACAGTAGGAGAGTTTTTACCTGATTCTGGTGGTTTAGGTATTGTAAAAAATTTAATATCAAGTGATAGTAGTATAGAGCCAGAGGACAAAGAAATGGCATTGAAGTTATTAGATCAAGATATAGCTGAAATGAATAACATTTCTAACAGATGGCAAAGTGATATGACATCTGATTCTTGGTTGAGTAAAAATACTAGACCACTTACTTTAATTTACTTAACTTTAGCAATGACAATATTTATAGTGTTAGATTCAACTGTTGTTTTAGAAATAAACACTGGTTGGGTTTCTTTATTAGAAGCACTATTAATAACAGTTTATGTAGCATACTTTGGAAGTAGAGGCTATGAAAAAATACAAAAAATAAGAAAATAAAAAAATTATGAGTGTAATAGGAACAACACTAAAACAACCAAGAGTTTTTGCACATGACGCGGTAGACTTAAAAGATTTACCTGGCTGCATATGGCGTGGAGCTAAAGGATTTGATTTTTTAACAGGAGATCCTAATGGTAACCCTGGTGAAGGTTTTGTAGTAGGAGAATGTTATAATACTTACAATGAAACAGCTGGTGGTGCTGGCGCAGTAGTTACAGTTACAGGAGTAGATAATCCTGCAGTAGGAGATATTACAGACGTAGATATTTGCGAAGATCCATGTTCTAATGGAACCGCATACAATATAGGAGATATATTAACGATCATATGGCAACCAGATGCTGGTGGAACTTTTACATCTGGGGTTAACTGTACGGGATTAGCTCAAGTAGATGGTATATTTAGTGGGGAATGGGGTTTTGGATGTCCATTTACGCCAATAGGAACTAGATTTGATATAAAAGAGGACGAACTAATACCACAAGAGTATAATCCTTTGAAAGCGTTTAGACAAAAAGATATTGTTAAATGGAATTGTGGTAATGAAGAACCAACAAGTTGTGATGAAGAAACTTGGGGTCCTGGAGCTGCTTTATATATAGGAAGAGACTTAAGCCAACTAAACGTAGTTATGGAAAGCGGTAATAAGGCTTTGTATAGAAATATACCTGCAGGAACATTTATGCCTATTTCATGCTTTACTGTATGTTCTGCTGCTACATCTGGAGAAGAACCAGAAGCTATTACTGATCCTGCAGAAGCTCAAATATTAGTATTATTTTAATGACACCAATTATTTCTAATACAGTAGGTATAGTAACTAGATCGGGACCACCATCAGGTCCAACAAGTCCCACGCTGCCTCCAACTTGGCAAATTGTTATTCAAAACGTACAACCTGATGCAATAGAAATTGCAGATCTTAAATTTTATAATAGTATTATAGATCCAGATGTTTCAATATCTTTAATGTCAAATAATTTTCCTACTCAACCAAATCAACTTCCATTTTCTAATTTTATAAATGACGGCAATGATGTTATTGGTATAGTTAATTTTACGGGAAATTTAAATCAAATCCTTACAATACCAGGTCAAACTACATATGCAATTTTAAAATTTCGTGGTGGTAGTCCAATTGAACAATTTACTCCTACAGGAGAAAACATGACAATGGTAAAAAAATTAGTTAATGGTAATTTGGTCGACTCAACAGCGGTTACTAGCGTAATAGTAGCTGGTGTGCCTACTTATCTTGATCCAGATCCATTTCCTAATCCAGGCACGTATGACTTTATAGTATCATACATGCCTATATAATAATTAAATAAAATAAAATAAAATGAATAAAATAAAAGAAGAACAATTAAATAAAATAAAAGAACAACAAACAGCATTAAATAATTTATTATTTAACATTGGTAATTTAGAAGCTCAAAAACATGCTTTACTACATGATATAGCTCAAGTTAATTTACAAGTTGGAGAATTCAAAAAAGAATTAGAAGAAGAATATGGTTCTGTAAATATAAACTTAGAAACAGGAGAATATGAAGATGTTGAGAATAAAGAAGAAGAAATACCTGTAGCTCATGTCTAGTAAAATAAGAAAAATTAGTATTGGTTCTGATTATAAAAACGATGCAATGCACTATTCCGTAGGTCAAGAGGTTTACGGAGGTCACATTATCTGCGATATTTTAAGTAATGAAAAAAGTGGTGAATACTCTATTTATATAGAAAAAAACAAAGAAGTATTACCGTGGAAAAGGTTTAACAATAATATGGCTATAGCTGTAGAATATAATTTAAGTTATAGTGAATAGTTTATATGACTATATAATAGAACCACTAGGAAAAAGATATAATAACGAAATAAAGGTAGATAATAAATCCCTAATACTAAATACTAAGATAGAATCATTTAAAATAGTTAATAAAGTAGCTAAAGTAATTAGTATCCCCAAAGCTTATAACTTGCCAATTAAAGTTGGAGATGTAGTTTATGTTCACCACAACGTATTTAGAAAGTTTTATAATATGAAAGGTAAGCAACAAAACAGTAGATCTTATTTTAAAGATAACTTATATTTCTGTTCGCCTGATCAAATTTACTTATATAACAATGGAAGTAATAAAGCTTTTTTAGATAGATGTTTTATAAAGCCCTTATTATCAAGCAAACTAGGACAAAAGGTTATTAACAATCTAGGAATACTTAAATATGGTAATGATCAGTTAACTTCATTAGGCATAAACGAAGGTGATTTAGTTAGCTTTCCTGATTTAAGACAATGGGAATTTGTTGTGGATAAGGAACTATTATATTGTATGAAATCAAAAGATATTTTAATAAAGCATGAATACGAAGGAAACGAAAAAGAATATAATCCAAGCTGGGCAATTAGCAGTCAAAGAATTAATAAAAGTAGCAAAGGAACCGATTGTGGACACAGGGGAGGATGTGACTGCGGACCGACTAAAGAACGCAGCTGCGACAAAGAAGTTAGCAATTTTTGATGCTTTTGAAATACTTAGTAGAATAGAGGAAGAAGAAAACATACTAGAAGCTAAACCAAAAGAAGAAGTCAAAGAAAGAATTTTTAAGTTTGCAGAAGGGAGAAGTAAATGAATTACCAGCAAACACTTTGGAAAGAAATACCAGACGTTGTAAATCCTAAAATATTAGCTAAACAAAATAGATTTAAAAAATGGGANTATGGTTACAACTCTGATTATAATTTTATATGTATAAGCAAAACAGGTGAAATTGGAAAAATCATTGAAATACAAAACTTACGCATTGCTTTACCAGCAGAACATGAACCGTATAAACGAAGCAAAAATAAAACGGAACAGTATTGGGAAAAGTTTGAATATCCAAAAGAACTNCAAAGAATAAAAACTAGGTTTGACTGGGAAGAATATCCATTAGAGTTTAAAGAAAAATGGTATGAATATATCGATGAAGAATTTAAACGTAGAGAAGAAGGTTTTCATTTCTACAATTGTGGCAGTCCTGTATATATTACTGGTACTCATTACATGTACTTGCAATGGTCAAANATTGATGTTGGAGCGCCCGATTATAGAGAAGCAAATAGANTNTTNTTTATATTCTGGGAAGCATGCAAGGCAGACGATAGATGCTATGGAATGTGCTACCTTAAAAACAGACGTAGTGGGTTTAGCTTTATGTCATCAGCCGAACTGGTTAACCAAGCAACAATATCTTCTGACTCCCGATTCGGTATACTTTCTAAAACTGGAGCAGATGCTAAAAAAATGTTCACAGATAAAGTTGTACCAATATCCGTTAACTATCCGTTTTTCTTTAAACCGATCCAAGACGGTATGGATCGCCCTAAAACCGAACTTGCTTATAGAGTCCCAGCTTCAAAGCTTACTAGACGTAAATTAGATGACAATGTAAAGTTAAAAGAACTAGAAGGTCTTGATACTACTATAGATTGGAAAAACACGGGTGACAACTCTTATGATGGTGAAAAACTAAAACTACTAGCACATGATGAAAGTGGTAAATGGGAAAGACCTGATAATATATTAAATAACTGGAGAGTTACAAAAACTACATTAAGATTAGGTCGTAGAGTCGTAGGTAAATGTATGATGGGCTCAACGTCAAACGCATTAGATAAAGGTGGAAATAACTTCAAAAAATTATATTACAATTCAGACGTTACAAAAAGAAATAGAAACGGACAAACAACTAGCGGATTATATTCTCTTTTCATCCCTATGGAATGGAACTACGAAGGATTCATGGATACTTTTGGATCACCTGTATTTCTTACGCCAGAAAATAAAACAATCGGAATCGATGGTGTACCAATTAGAATTGGTGTCATTGAACACTGGGAAAATGAAGTAGAGGGATTAAAGTCTGATCAAGATAGTTTAAATGAATATTATAGGCAGTTTCCAAGAACAGAGAAACATGCATTTAGAGATGAAACAAAAGCTTCTTTATTTAATTTAACTAAAATATACGAACAGATAGATTACAATGAGGAAATAAATAACATTAACAGTATAACTACAGGAAGTTTTCAATGGGTTGATGGAATAAAAGATACTTCGGTAATATTTATGCCTAATAAAGATGGTAGATTTAAAGTATCTTGGGTACCACCTAAAAATCTTCAAAATCAAGTGATTATAAAAAATGGAATCAAATGTCCTGCAAATGAACACATTGGAGCTTTTGGCTGCGATAGCTATGACATTAGTGGTACTGTTGATGGGAAAGGTTCTAATGGATCGCTACATGGATTAACCAAATTCTCTATGGAAGATGCTCCGCCAAATCATTTCTTTTTAGAATATATAGCTAGACCACAAACAGCCGATATATTTTTTGAAGAAGTTTTAATGGCATTACATTTTTATGGTATGCCTTTATTAGCAGAAAATAATAAACCTCGATTACTGTATTATTTAAAAAGAAGAGGATATAGAGGTTTTAGTATGAATCGTCCTGATAAAGTTTGGAATAAACTTTCTGTTACTGAAAAAGAAATAGGTGGTATACCTAATTCAAGTGAAGATATTAAACAAGCTCACGCTGCAGCTATTGAAGCTTATATAGATTCTTATGTAGGATTAAAAAACGAAATGTTTGGTGATATGTATCATCAATCAACATTAGAAGATTGGGCTCAATTTGATATTACAAAAAGAACTAAGCATGATGCTTCAATAAGTTCTGGTTTAGCTATAATGGCTTGTAATAGAAATAAATATAAACCCATAGCTGATAGAACAGTTAAAAAAATTAACTTAGGAATTAAAATGTATAACAATAATGGTATACTCTCAAAAATGATAAATAATGATATACACCAACAATAGAAGTTCTTTTCCGGATCAAGTTGTTCCTCAAGAAGAAAAAATGTCTTTGGAGTATGGCCTGCAAGTTGCACGAGCTATAGAAGGACAGTGGTTTGCTCAAGGTGTGGGAGGAACAAGATATTCTTTCAATTATAATATATTTCACCAAAGAAGATTATACTCAAGAGGAGAACAGTCTGTACAAAAATACAAAGATGAGTTATCTATAAACGGTGACTTAAGTTATTTAAATCTTGACTGGAAGCCAGTTCCTGTAATTCCTAAATTTGTTGATATTGTAGTTAATGGGATGTCAGAAAAAATATATGACATAAAGGCGTATTCTCAAGATCCTGCTTCTCAAAAGAAAAGAACTGCATATGGTGAAAAAATATTAAGAGATATAAAAACTAGAGAATTTATAAATCAAGTTCAACAAACTTTAAATATAGATATTTCTGAAGCTCCAGCTGGTGCTCCTGAAACAGAAGAAGAATTAGAAATACACATGCAGTTAGATTATAAACAATCTATAGAAATTGCAGAAGAAGAGTTAATAGAAAATACATTAGCTAAAAATAAATTTAATTTAGTAAGAAATAGATTTAATAGAGATTTAGTTGTATTAGGAATAGGTGCTGTAAAAACAGGTTGGAATAGATCAGAAGGTATTACTGTAGAATACGTCGATCCAGCTAATCTAGTTTGGTCATATACAGAAGATCCAAACTTTGAAGATTTGTATTATGTTGGTGAAGTTAAATCACTTAGTATACCAGAACTTAAAAAACTATACCCTGAAATACCTCCTAAACAATTAGAGGAAATACAAAAATATCCAGGTAACACTAACTACACTAGAAACTGGCAAGGAGAAGATAATAATAACACTGTTCAGGTAATGTTTTTTGAATACAAAACTTTTGCTGACCAAGTGTATAAAATAAAATACACAGATCAAGGTTTAGAAAAAGCTATTGAAAAACATGATTTTTTTAATCCACCACCAAGTGATAAATACGACAGAGTTTCTAGATCAATAGAGGTTTTATATAAAGGAGCAAAAATATTAGGACATCCTATAATGTTGGAATGGGAAGTAGCGGAAAATATGACAAGACCATTTTCTAATACTAGTAAAGTAAATATGAATTATCAAATAGTAGCTCCACATATTTACAAGGGTCGTATAGAATCATTGGTAGAACGTATGATAGGTTTTGCTGATACTATACAGTTAACATCATTAAAACTTCAACAAGTATTATCTAGAACAGTTCCTGATGGTGTATTTATGGATGTTGATGGATTAGCAGAGGTTGACTTAGGTAATGGTACAAGTTATAATCCAGCAGAAGCATTAAATATGTATTTTCAAACTGGTAGTATTGTTGGTAGATCAATGACTCAAGATGGTGATTATAACCAAGGAAAGGTTCCTATACAAGAATTAACTTCATCTAGTGGTCAACAAAAAATCCAAGCTTTAATTGGTACTTATCAATATTATTTACAAATGATAAGAGATGTTACTGGATTAAACGAGGCTAGAGATGCTAGTACTCCAGCAAAAGATAGCTTAGTAGGTTTGCAAAAATTAGCTGCTGCTAATAGTAATACAGCTACACGTCATATATTAAATGCTAGTTTGTATTTAATACTTAGGGCTTGTGAAAATGTATCTTTAAGAGTTTCTGATAGCTTACAATTTGATTTATTAAGAGAAAGTTTAATAGATAGTATAAGTTTATATAATGTAAAAACATTAGAAGAAATATCTAATATAGGTTTATATGATTTTGGTATATATTTAGAAATAGAACCAGATGAAGAAGAGCGAGCTATGTTAGAACAAAATATTCAAATGGCTTTACAACAGCAAACTATAACATTACCAGATGCTGTAGATATTAGAGAAATAAAAAATCTAAAATTAGCTAACAAATTATTAAAGCTAAAAGAAGATAAGAAAAGAGCACAAGATCAAGCTGATCAACAAGAAATGGCTAGAGTTCAAGCTGATGCTCAAGCTCAAACTGCAGAAAGAACAGCAGCTGCTGAAGTTCAAAAACAACAAGCTATTGCACAAACCACTTTACAAATTGAACAAGGTAAATCTCAATTTGAGATACAAAAAATACAAACAAAAGGAGATATAGACAAGCAATTAAAAGAACTTCAATTTGGTTTTGACAAACAATTAAAAGAAATGGAAGTTCAAGCAATGCAAATGAAAGAAAATAGAATCGAAGATCGTAAAGACAAAAGAACAAAACTTCAAGCAACACAACAAAGTCAAATGATACAACAAAGACAAGAGGGAACTGTCCCTACTGACTTTAATATCACTCAATAATTATATAATATCATATCATGGAAAACAAACAAGAAGAAAACATACCTCAAGAAGGTGAGTTTAAAATGAAGAAAAAACCAGGTAGACCTAAAAAATTAACAAATAAACCTGGTGAAAATCCGAAAGTTGATTTAACCAAAAAACAAAAAGATGCCACTACAGAGTCAAGCGCAGTGCACATGGATGAAAATAAACAAACCGGAGATGTACAAGAGGTGGAAAAAAGCGTATCCGAATCGTCCGTGCAAAAACCTACCGAAGAAAAAAAGCAAGAAGAGAGTGGGTCGCCGATCCAAGAAATAACAGATCAAGAAGTAAAAACTGAAACAAAACAAGTTGAAGCCGAGCTTAAAGAAGCTGTTAGAGATGAAAAAGTTTTAGGTAAAAAACTACCAGAAAATATTGAAAAATTAGTTTCCTTCATGGAGGACACAGGTGGAACAGTAGAAGATTATGTTAGATTAAATGCAGATTATTCTACAATAGATGATGTTTCATTATTAAAAGAATTTTATAAAACGACTAAACCTCATTTAGATAAAGAAGAAATTGAGTTTTTATTAAATGATCAATTTGCTTATGATGAGGAAGAAGACGATGAAAAGACTATACGTAAGCGTAAGCTTGGTATAAAAGAAGAAGTAGCCAAAGCTAAAAAGTTTTTAAACGAAACAAAAGCTAAATATTACGATGAAATCAAGTTGAGATCAAATGTAACTACAGAGCAACAAAAAGCTATGGACTTTTTCAATAGATACAATAACGAACAAGAAACGGTTAAACAAACTCGACAAGAGTTTATTAACAATACTAACAAGTTCTTTAAGGAAGACTTCAAAGGTTTTGATTTTGAATTAGGAGATAAAAAGGTTAGATATAATGTTAATAACACTGATGAGTTATTAGAAAGTCAATCTGATGTTACCAAATTTTTAGGGATGTTCCTCGATGATGATGGTAAAGTTAAAGACTTACAAAAATATCATAAATCTTTGTTCGCTGCAAAAAACATAGATACTATTGCTAAGCACTTTTATGAACAAGGAAAAGCTGACGCTGTTAAAACAGTAGCGGCTAATTCTAAAAATATAAGTACAGAGCCGCGAATTTCCCAGCCAGATGATTCAGTTTATCTAAATGGGTTTAAAGTAAAAGCGGTAAGCGGTGTTAATAGTTCTAAATTAAAAATTAAAAAACGATAAATTAAAACCAATAAATTATGGCTTTAGGAAATTTTACAGTGCAAAATGCTGGATTAACTCCTACGCAAGATCAGTCAGTATTGTCAACTAACTATTTACAATGGACTGATAAAGCTGGAGCAGATTTCGCTGACTTTGCACAACAATACTTACCTGAATTATATGAGCAGGAAGTAGAAAGATTCGGTAACAGAACGTTATCTGGATTTTTAAGAATGGTTGGCGCTGAAATGCCAATGACATCGGATCAAGTTATTTGGTCTGAACAAAATAGATTACACATCGGTTATGATGATGTTAGCAAAGCTAACACTGCAAACGGTGCTACTTTTACAGTTAACGTGCCAGCTGGTAACGAGTGTGTAGTAAGAGTTAATCAAACAATAGTTGTTTTTGATCCAGCTTCTGGATTAACACTAAAAGGTTTAATTACTACTGCTCCAAATCCAGGTAACCCAGGTGTGTTTACTTTTGATGCTGTTTGTTACACTGCTGCAACTTTCGGAGCTTTAGGTAATGCTAACCTTAAACTATTTGTTTATGGTTCTGACTTTGCTAAAGGTACAGAAGGTATGGAAGGTTCTGTAACTCCTTCATTTACTCAATTCTCTAACAAACCTATTATCATTAAAGATAAGTATTTAGTTAATGGATCTGACACTGCTCAGATTGGTTGGATTGAAGTTGCTACTGAAGACGGAACATCTGGATTCTTGTGGTATATGAAGGCTGAGTCTGAAACTAGACTTAGATATGAGGATTACTTAGAAATGGCAATGGTTGAAGGTGAACTTGCTTCTGCTGGTTCTGGTGTTCAAACTGCAGGTGGCGCTACTTCTGGGTCAGGTACTCAAGGTATGTTTGCTGCTCTTGAAGAAAGAGGTAATGTATACGCTGGTTTTGCAGGTGCTGCTAACCCAGGTGCTGGTGCTTTAGGTGATTTCGATCAAATATTGCAACAATTAGATTTACAAGGTGCTATTGAAGAAAACATGTTATTCTTAGACAGAGCTACTGCTCTTGATTTTGATGATATGATTGCTGCTCAAGCTGGTGGAGGTTATGCTTCTACTCAAGCTGCTTCTTATGGTTTATTCGATAACGAAGCTGAAATGGCACTTAACTTTGGATTTTCTGGTTTTAGAAGAGGTTCTTATGACTTTTACAAAACTGACTGGAAATATTTAAATGACGCTTCAACTAGAGGGATGGTTGATAATATCAAAGGTGTGTTAATACCTGCTGGTACTTCAACTGTTTACGATCAGATGTTAGGATCAAACATAAGAAGACCTTTCTTACATGTAAGATATAGAGCTTCTGAGACTGATGACAGACGAATGAAGTCATGGATTACTGGTTCTGTAGGTGGTGCTTATACATCATCTTTAGATGCTATGGAAGTTCATTACTTGTCTGAAAGATGTCTTTGTGTACAAGCTGCTAACAACTTCGTATTATTCGTAGCGTAATTTATTAACCTTTTTAAACATATAAATTATGGCATCAATAAGAATAAATACGGTTTCTAACGGACCAACAATAATTGGTTTAAACGCAGGTTCTACTTATGAATTAGGCGGTAATACTAATTATGAAAACACCGTTATACTTGAAAAAGACTCAGCTGGAGCTACTATTAGTACTATTACTATTAAGAAGTATGTTGCTGAAGACTCTCAAGTAAATTGGGATAAGCTAAATGAAGCTGCTTACAAATGTATTGCATCTTCACCTAAAGATTTTGGTTATCCTACTTTTGCTAATTTTACAGATGAGGATTATAGAGATCTTGACTTAAGTGAACCTTTAGCAGATATCATAGCTGGAGCGATGGGTAATGATTTACCTGCTGTATATAGCGAATGGTTAGCTTGGGTTGTCAATGATAAAGCTAGTGATATTCTAGACAACGAAATAGATGAAGCAAAAGCAAGAGGGGAAGAGGCTGCTACTGCTTGCTCTGACGCTACAAGTAATTGCCCTACTAGTGGTTATTATTTTGATCCAATAACTGGATCACAGTGTGATTGTAACTCTGCATCAGGATGTTGTGCTAGTATTGGATCACTTGTAGAAAGTTCTTTAATTGCTGACGCAGTTGAAGCTACAGGAATGACTAAAAAGCATATCTACCTGTTTGACAGTGTAGTTATATCTGGAGGAGAATAATAGAAAAACAATAAAGTCCCTATTTAGGTAGGGACTTTTAATACTATAAACTATGGATAAAATAAAAATAAAACTAGCAAATCCTTATCTTACTCAATTTGGTGACGACTCTGTTGCTCAGCAAGTTAAGATAATAACTTTTCCTAGTAAACCTATAAGTTTTTCTCCTGCTTATCTTGATACAGACAGAGTAGAAGAAGGTGCAGGCTATATAGTTAAAATGGAAAATGGAAAGTATGCAGCTTTTTATGTAACTTTTTTACTTGCTCAAATTAATGAAATTTCACCTGATTATTTAAAAACAAGAGCTGATGAGTTTGTTGCTGGAGAAATATCGGCAGGCATGGACACTTTATACGCANATGTATTAAAGAAAAAACCTCATACAGCTCCAATAGCTAATTTAAATAGATATAGTTTATCTATAACTAAGTCAGCATCTAATTTAAATGAACTTTTAGGTAGAGGTGTTGATTTAGATGTTAATTATACTTATCAATTAAGTTGGTCAGATGAAATGAGTACTAATACTATTAATTCATCTAAATACGTTTTAAACGTTGACGGTGTAGATACAATAGCTGCAACAACACCTAATCCCTCTTATCCCGGTTTAAATAATTGGGCTGGTACTTCATACACCTCATTTTGGTGTGCTGGATTAGATGCTGGTGAGCAATCAGAAGGACTTAATTCTGATACAGAAGCTAGGGCACAAGCTTCTAAAGGCATAGAGGCTTGCATGGAGACTCAAATGGAGGCATTTGGAGAAGGAGACAAAGCATAAAACAAAACAAA